GACGCTGTCACTGACTGCCGTGAATATGTGTCTTCTGTCCGATGAACCATCACCATCACTTGCTGAACCACCTGTTGGTAGTATTTCAATCTCGAATTTACCACCTCTACTGTTTGAGGTTGAGAATGTTTCGTTGGCTGATCCTGTGATTGCGATACTTGGAACTGCACTGGCACCACCATAACCCGCTGTGTCGTGTCCATAGAAGTTCATCTGTCCCATTCGTTTGCCTGAGCCCAGTGCCTCTATAGATCCCACCGTTCCGTTCGATGCTTTGAAGTTCAACTGTCCATTTGGAAACTGTGTGAATAGACCACCTGCCACTGAGTCACCCAATTGGTTCCTCAACGGATTTGATCCATCAGTTGCCTGTCCATTTGATATGATGTCAATCGCTGGCCAAGTGTTACCTGTGTTACCAACTATGATACCCGAAAGGTTGTATGCCGCATTGTTGTTGTTGGGTGAAGCACCTGTTGAACTGAATTCATTTGCTGTCGAACCGATCCTGATACCTCTGTCAATGTCCAACACAGTGTCATATCTTGTTGTGGCTGTGCCTGAATCTCCATTGGTTGTGTTTTCTATGTAGTCATAATCACTGAATGTTCCTGCCGTCTGTAGTGTTGCACCAGCATCCTTGACTTTGATTATGACATCTTTGTCTGTGGTGTCTGCTGATATGACAACATTTGAACTGCTTGATGTTATCTTACTTGCCAACACATCTAGGTCTCCGCCCAGTTGTGGTGTTGTGTCTTCACTTAAATTGTTTATTGAAACTGCTTCTGCTCTCGCATTTGTGAAGTACAGGTTAGTTGAACCTTCTGTTATCTCATCTGAATTATCTTTAGTGGCAACCTGTGCGTCCACATATGTTTTGATTGCTTTGGCACTTGCCAAAGTTGTATCTGTTCCTGCCACACTTGATATGTCTGTGTCTAGCACACCTGATTTGAAGTTGTCTACTTCTATGTTTGATATTGTAACTGAATCTGCATCAATGGCCGCCTGTGTGTATGTCAAAGCACCTGTTGAACTGTTGTATGCTAGGCTACCACTTGCTGATATACTTGCTCTTGCTCTGGCAGTTGTAAAATATTCATTTGTTGAACCTTCTGGTAAGTCATCTGTGTTCACTTGGTTAGTGCCTGTACCAAAGTCAATGTGTGTGTCATTTACTGTGTCTGTTGCTAAAGCAGTGACACCATCACCATCTAGTGTGATAGCACCTGATAAAGTTCTGTTCACGAACTGTGTAGGAAAACTGGCATCATAAACAAATATCTGACCTTCTGCAAATGCTCCTGATGATGAATGATCTGTTAGATCTGTGATAACACTTGTTGATTGGTATCCCGCACCTGAACTGACTTGTCCTGGAACGAACTTACCACTTGACGTGTTAAACAACAACACCTGATTGTTTGATGGTGCTGAAGTTGTTATGTCAACATCTGTCAATGCATCAATTGATGCCGCGGCTACACGAGCATCTGCCCTTGCATTTGTGAAATATAAATTAGTTGAACCTTCTGCTATTTCATCTGAATTATCTTTGGTTAATATTTGTGAATCCACATATGTTTTGATTGCTTTGGCTGAAGCCAATGTGGTATCAGTTCCTGCCACACTTGAAATATCTGTGTCCAACACACCTGATTTTAAATTATCTACTTCTAAATTTTGTATTGTAGTTGAGTCAGCATCTATTGTTGCCGCCGCTATTCTGGCATCTGCTCTGCCATTAGTGAAATATAAATTTGTTGACCCTTCTGTTAGGTCATCTGTGTTTATTTGATTTGTTCCTGTTCCAAAATCTAAATGTGTATCATTTATACCATTTGCTTTCAATGAAACAGCACCTGATGAAACATCAAAGTTTGAACTTGAAAAACTTGCTATACCTTTGTTTGAAGTTGAAGCATCTTCTCCAGATATTGTAATAGTATCTGTTCCAGGTGTACCAGCCGTGTCAATACCTTCACCACCTGTGAATGTAAGTGTGTCAACAGTTGAATCTACGACCACAGTTCCTGAATCTGTTGCTATGTTTGAGAACACATTCTGTGTTCCTGTTGTGACTGTGATGTTTGTTACCGCATTTGTTGTTTCTACTGTTGTCGCCATAAATTAACTCCTTGTTACCTGTGCTACCACAGTACAATTTCCTTCTAGTAATCTGTTTCTTGAACTGTCCCCGGAATCCACATAAACAAGATCCCATTTGTGAGTTCCTGCTGGCAAACTGGCCGTCTGTGTGTCTGTCAAATTGATACTGAAAGCACCAGCGGCGTTATCTGTCTTAGTCACTGTCAAAGTGGCCAGGACGTGATCACTCAATGCTTCTGTTCTGATCTGGCTTGAAAATGTGAAGTTTGTTATATCTGTAGAACCATCAACATTGGCCGTCATATTGTTGACGAAAGTTGTACCTTGTTCTACTGTTATGTTAAATGTTCCTGCTGTCATATGTTAAGTCCTAATTTAATAATATTTATGAAAAATCAAAGTGTATGGCAGTTATGTGTTCACTTGCCTTAGTTTGCAATGGTACTTGTCTCATACCAAACGAACTGACACTGGTTGTACCTGATCCTTTGGTGTATGCTGTGGTTCCTGCCGCATTTGATTCAGGTGTGACCACTCTGAAACCTTGATCATCAATTATTGGAAAATTACCATCTCCTGTAAACCTGTCGACATCAAACACTATTGGTCCACCTGCTGTGTTTTGAATAACCAACAACTTTTCTGCACCTCTACCGCTAGTACGGTATGGACCATCCATTGTGCTGGCTGTGATGTTTGGTATGCTTGCCGCATTTATATCTACCGCAATATCTGCCGCATCTGCTTCAAGGTCTCCTGATCCTGATCCCATTGTATCACCTATCTTGTAAGTTGTTCCATTAAATGTTGATAATTTTACTACCACACCATTTATTGAAACATAAGTGAAATCTTGATTTTGATCAAACAACTGTCCTGCTGTCAAATGTGAATGGTGATGAGGCCAAGTTGCCCTGGCTGGTGTCGTTGATGGACACAGTTGGGGATCACTTACGACCACTGTGTTGTTGTTTCCTTTACCAATTGACAGATATAAACCTTTGTTGGTGCTGAATGTACTGGTGCAATCTATTTGGATCCTGTTTGTTTTGGTTGTGTTCGCACCTGATATAGTGGCACCTGTCTGTTGCAACACTGTGATCGTGTCACTGCCAAATGGTTCTATCTTTGTTATGCTTGGCCAAATTCTTTCTAGTTCTGTTGAAGATCCGTGTTTTGGACCTAGCAATCCTGTGTCATAGTTTGGTTGGGTCAATGATATGTTTGCTTGCCAAGTGCCACCTGCTTGAGTGAATGCACCTGTTAAGTCCAAGGCCATACCATCACTTTTTGCACCTGATGGTAATCCAGGTGATGCACCACCTTGACGGAGGCTAACATAACTTGATAGATTTGTTGTGTAAAGTGTTTTCTGTGCCGTAGATACTTTGACTATGTCTGACACTGAGGCATTCGCCCAAGTTAAACTGCCACTGCTCGGACCGTGTTGTATATTTGATGTGACTGTGACTTTTACTTCTCTCGCATCTTGGTTCAAAGCATAGGTCTCACCCCCACCGGAGTGTGTGGCATCAAAATCATACGTGGAATCTCCACTTTGTGTGAATCTTAGAATAGCATTGTCACAAATTTTTTGTAAGTCAACTATACCACCTGTTTCTGTGGCGTCAGCACTGCTGAAATTGATTGTGAAATCATTTGAACTCAATGAACTTGAACTGTAACCTGGAAGTAATCCAGTACTCAACACTTCTGCTTCTGCAACTGTGGCCGTTCCTTGTGCACCTGAACTACCACCAAATGGTGCATAGGTGTCTGTTGTTGACGTGATGTTTATTTTGATAGATCCTTGTATGTAGGCCTGACTCTGTGTCCAATTTTTTATTCTAGGTGTAAGAGTTTTGGAATAAAACGCCGGATCACCTGATGCTGGTGTAGTTTGTTCTTGTATTCTTGTTTGATCATCAATTACACTTGGTAAGTCAAGTTCAAATGATGGAACTCTACTGTTTGAATCTATTCTTTCAAATTTGTTTGACGCTTCTAGTGTTTCACTAGCATCATACAATGGTACTGCTCTGTTTCTGTTGTGTCTTTCTGCTACTACTTGATATTGTAATGTATCTAATTCTGTTATTGAAACAACACGGTATATTTTTGTTTGATGGAAACTTTGGTCTGGTTCTCCCAATGTTGCACTTGGTCTTTCGACAATGTTTACCAATTGTCCTTTGTGTGGAACGATAGTATTGCTATCATTGATATCTTTTAATCCACTCACTGAATCTAATAATATTCTATTAGATGCAACTCTATGTCCAGATGAATGGAAAACAAGATCATTGGCAATTGATTGACCATATGGATTGAATTCATTTGCATCATCAACTCCATTATCAATGTAAATGTCTAAAGGTTCATTGCCGTTGAAAGTAAATGTTCTTGCATTTAGATCTCCATCAAGTGTTATGTAATTTCCATTAACACTTTGTATTCTACCTGAATATTTTTCACCATCATCATCAGTGTGTGTAAGATAAATTAAATCACCAGGTTTCACATAGGCGTGATCTGCACCTGCTTGATATTCAACATATTCATTGACTGTTCTTTGTGTTTCAACCGTGTATGTTGAATGTCTTTCTGCTTGATGTTTGTTCGTGATACCTTGCATCACGATTTCTTTTGATACAACTGGCATACCTGTATTCTGTTGATCTCTTAATTCAGCAAAGGCAGTGTCTTGTTTGAACATTTTTCTTTCGTTGTTGAATTTTGTGTACACTGTGTTGAACTGTGGTAATTTGTTTCTACCAACAACTTTGAATTCTCTCACAGCACTTTGATTGACCACTTTGATTGGTTGATTTGGTCTGTCTTGACATATCTTCAAGAAACCATTGTGGAAATAATATTGACTGTGCATATTGTTCAATATCTTTTCTAATGTTTCAAGTTTGTTTGATTCTTGATCTAACACACTGTTGAAAGTGTATCTGTTCTGTGTTGATGTTGATCCTGATGAATCAGTTATTGTCATAGTTTCATTTGCTCTTGTTTTTGCTTCAAACAACATCTTTCTAAGGTAGTTTGTCTGTGGATCATAAACTACACTTGCTGAACTAGTCAATGTTGGAAAACCTAGTCCAAGTCCAAATCTTTTATTTGAAATAAAATCGTGTGCCACATCTGCCGTGTTGTTTGAAAATGCGTCAGAACCTACTGTGATAGAACTTGGTATAGTGGCAGTTGATTGAGTCAATGCACCGATCTTCTTGCCTTCATATATGAAACCAAATGTGGTGTCATCATCTTTGTCTTCAAGTTTCACTGCTCTTGGATAACTCAATTGAACCAATGAAGTGTGTGGATACACAACAGGATCAATCATATCTGTGTTGTCATCTTTGAGATCATCTGTTATCCATTCAGTGTCTTGTCCTTGGTTGTAGAAGAATGTTGTTCCTACCGCTGGTAAACCTGTTGTGGATTCTCTCAGTTTGGCCGTTTCACTGAATACTGTGTCTTGTGTTTCTGTTCTCAGGCAAGCCTGCAATACGAATTCTGTTGTTTGATTGCTTGTTGGTCTGATTTTAAATCTCTTTGCCACTTCTTTGACATATCTGCCAGGTCCCCAAAATGCTACGAATAGAACATTGGCTACATCATCATTGAATATGTGTCCTTCTGTTCCCATCGTGCTTGTGGCGAAGTTCAAAGCGGATGTTTTAACATAATCATTATAATTTGGATCCGATGAATCATTTGCAAGTTTACCACCTGTCCAAATTTCTTTGTATGCTTCTGACAGTGTTGTTGCCGTCACACTGCTGAAAGTGAAATAGTCTGTCTCTACTATGGCACCCAATCTTGAATCTGTAGTTGGAACATTGTTCTTTGTCTGTGTTTTGCTTATCAATAGATCCCAATCAACACCTTGTGCTGAACCACTAAAGGCTTCTGTCATACCAGTGTTGTCAATGTTGGTCTGGAATTGTGTTGATGTTATTGTAGATGTGTTTCCACCTATGGCAAGGCCAAACCAAGTAAGTTCATAATCTTCGACTCCTGACATTGTTATAGTACTCAATTGTGATTGAACACTTCCACTTGACGTATGGAAGAAAACATCAGTGTTGAAAGATATACCTAACTGAGATGCACTCGCTGTCTGTGGTGCTTTTACAAATGTTGCCATTACACACTCCTCACTAATATTCTACCGCCCGTGTTAGAGGCGGCCTGTGTTCTGTAGTACATTATCCTTGGTGTCGAACTTGTTGGTGTGAATGTGTATGTTCCGTGTTTGGTCATATATGTCCCTGCGTCCACACTCGAACTTGTGACTCCTGTGGTGTATTCGTTATCAAAGTCACTGGTCACATAGAAACCATTACCATTACCTAGACTTGAACTCATATTGAATGTGTACGTCACACCATCATACATTATGATGTCTGGTCTGAACAGTGAATCCAGTTTCAAAACACTTGAGGCATAGATCGTGCCATCGGCCGCGGAGTTTCCAGCATTGCCACCTGCCTTCCACCAACGGAATGGTGACTGTGCAGGCCTACCATCTGAAGCCAATGTGACTGTATAACTGATCGCGTGTGGTATGACCCATTTCTCAGTATCTGTTCCACCACCTGATGGATCTGCATCTGTGGTAGTGAACAATCCTGCATTGTTGATCACATCACTGATGTGTTTGCCCACGAACTTGTCTGTGACACTGTCGTATTGTAAAAGATAACCATCTGTTAATTCTGTTGTCACATCTGAAAGTCCTTGTAGGAATCCCACCCTAGTGACATTGTTGGCAAGATTGGTTGTAGAACCTTTAAACACCGAAATATCCACATCTTTTGACTGTTGGCTCATTTTTTCACTTGTGGCCCAATCAGCGGCCGTGCTTGTTCTTTGTTTTATTTCTACACCATTTAATTCTGTGATACCTGTGTCTGGATCTTCTAATGGTTTGTTGTTTATCACTGTGTGATTTTTTACTGCTGATTTGATTCCATTACAATCTCCTTCACTGACTAAAATTTTATAATGTTTGAAATTGATTGTGTCTTTTTCAGTGACTGCAAGACCTGTTGTGGCCTGTGTGACACCTTCATCTATGATAACACCTTTGGTTAGGACTGTGCCATAAACTATCGGTATCTTGACTGAAGTGGTGTCTCCGGATTTTGCATTGTAGAATTGTTGTGATGCGACATCTCCTGAAACAATGTCTCTTTTCTTGTTTGAAACAACTGCTCCTGTTGTTTGAGATTTTGCTACCAAATTCTTTGACACTATCGGACTATTGTCTGATGATGTTCGTGTTATTCTAGTCTCGCTCATTTGTTTTTGTTCCTGGTGTTCCTGCTCTAAATTGTCCCATAAATGGTAAAGGCGATGTGGCACTGCCCGCGGCCCATCTTGCTCTACAACCTATTATGTTTTTTGAACAATAATCTTTTGAAGCATCTGTTGTTGATGTGTTGTTCCTATCAAAATAGTTTGTTGGATCATAACTTGAATCTCCATTGGTCTGCTGTCCATATGGACAACCACCATCCGCCACTGCTGTGTATTGGAATGATCCATTTATGTAATTTCTATATTTCAAACTGCATAAACCTGCAGGCATTTTTCTGTTGGTGTCTGTTTGATTATCAAGTAATTCTAGACTTGGACTCAATTCAAAAATATAATGTTTTTCAGTCATATCTAAAATGTTGTTGATCACGTATTGTGAAAGAACACCACTTTTCAAAACATCCGTTCCTGTTCTATAACCATATGGTGATGTGGGTCCACTTGTTAAACCTGTTGCCAATGCTGTCACTGTTGCTGTGGCTCCTGATCCACCTCCTCCTGTTATTGTCAAAGTTGGTATTTCTTCATAATGACCTCTTGCAACAACTGTGAGATCTGAAACACTGCCACCAGATATTTCTGCTTGTACTACACCTCCTGCTCCAACACCGCTATTGACAGTCACAGTTGGTACTGAAGTGTATCCTGTGCCTCCGGCTGTTATTGAAAATGTTGATAATCCGTGTCTGTCAGACATTGTCCAAAGTGGATCACTGTTATAATCAAACAATGTGACCATTCTTTGAATTACTGTGCCTCTCAATGGAAAAGGTGGTAAGTTTCCTAAAGTTCTCCAACTGGTTCTCAATGCTGTCACACTAGTCAATCCATCAAAAGTTGTTCTATCAACTGTGAGTTGAGGATTAGTTGGATTTGAATTTATTTCACTTGTGACACCTTCTATCTTCACGGCACAATGATTGTAAGTGACTCCATTCATTACAAGATCTGAACCATTTGATTGTCTGTGATTTGATATACGAGCATATGATGTTGCTTGATCAAAAAATCTTGGTGCTATCGTACTAAAATCAAATCTATATGTTTCAACAGGTGTGTATTGATTAATGTTCTTGCAATCATTAATAAAATTAGGCACTATTTGTCCTCCACTAATACTGCTGTGAATGTGTGAAGCAATGGCCCTGATAGTGTTTCTGAAAATGATCTTATGTAATAATTTCTTACTGTGCCATCGGTTGGTGAAGTTGGTGCTGTTATGGTCTGTCCTTTAGAATAAAATTCATACCATTCTCTCAATAGGTCAGCATCTGTTGTGTTCAAGTTCTCGTGGACTATGCTGTATATTCTTCTCAAGTTATCTGGACCATCTGGTATTCTCTGTGAAAAGCCATCACTGAAATCAATAATAGTCATTCTTGTTTCTGTTTCCACCTGTGATGAAATACTTGGTCCTACTGTTATAACATTTGAATTACTATCCGTTGGTGATGGATGTACTGCTGATCCTGTGTTAGCCGCCATTATGCAAATCTCCTTTGGCTCATAATATTGACACTCTCTTCAAGTATCCTACCGGCCATATTGTTTAAATCTTGTTGTGTCACTGTGCCTGTTCTTGTTCCGCCCACTGCACCTTGAATATTGAAATTGAAAACAGGTGATACGGATCCCATCTTGTTCATTGGCATAACTGTTGCAGGTCCTTTTATCAACTCTGCTCCTTCTTCTCCTGCGATACCAAATTTGCCTGCTGGTAATTTACCACCATCTGCAAAGAAGCCTCCAAACAAACTCATCGCTGGTCCAATTAGGCTACCAAGTCCTCCACCGCCACCACCAAATCCACCACCAAATCCACCACCACCTATCATACTCATCAATGTGTTGGTTATACCTTTAGTGGCTACTGTTTTAGCAATGTCTAGCAATGCACCTTTGATTGATTTTGATCCTGACAATATACCAGATACATTTCCTGATATTGCACTTTCCAAACTTCCAAATTCTGATTTTACGATTGAAGTTGTGTTCTTTACAGGATCGACAAGTATGTTGTTCATATTGTCTTGACTGAAACCATCACCAATTATTGCTGTCGTGGTTGTGGTCATTGACTGTGTGGTCTGTATCACACCTGATTCCATTCTGTTAAATTCTGCTAGTACACCATTTACCATATCTGGAACAATTGATCCACCAACAACTTCGTGTTCTGTGTCACTGAACGCATTCACTACATTATCTTTGATACTGGACATTCTCTCAGCAATACCATCTTTCATCTCTGTGAACTTGCCAACAACTTTGTCTTTGAATTCTACTATAGTTGTTGCTACGTCTTTGATCGTTTGTATGAATCCTAGGAATGTGTCCACAGCCGCTTTGACTATTTCTACTACTTGTCTGATTATGTCAAACAATAGACTGAATGCATCAATCACTAGATTTAGACCTTGTCCAATCAATCTACCAAGTGCCGCAATCAAATCTTCATTGTTTCCTATAAATTCTGTTAGACCTGCTGTTGCTCCTGCAAGTCCATCTAGGAAACCACCTTCACCTTTACCACCAAAGGCAACTGCCGCTTTCTTCATTGCATCACCAAAGTTAGAGAACCTTGTTGACAATGAACTCAATGCTATCTCTGTGGCACCACCAAATCTCTCATCAAATCCTGAGAATAGAGCATCTCTGATCTGTTTGGCACCTTCTGCCGTCTTACCTAGATTACTAACTTCTAATCTAGTGATACCCAATTTCTCATTCAATACATCAAATACAGGTAGACCTCTGTCTTGTAATCTCTGTAATTCTTCTAGACCCAAACCACCCTGCATCGTTCTGGTAAACAAGTCAATTGATGATTGGAATGCTCCAACCTTGTCAGTTGACACGGAAGCCGCATCTGAGAAACTCAATAATAGTTCTTCTGTGGGTTCAATACCAGCACCTTTCAACTGTGTGAATGCTGATGTTATTAGATCAATGTCTAATGGCAGTTTGCCTGCAATATCTTTTACTCTGGCGAATGCCGCGGCACCTTCGTCCACGCCACCAAATACTGCATTCAAGGCCAATTGTAAATCTTCAAATTCTGCTGATGTCTGTGCTACTTCTTTGACCAATAGACCAAGACCAAGACCTGCTATGGCACCTTTGATCCTACCAAATGCCATCGCTCCCGCGGCACCTGTGTTACCAAAACTCTTGTTGACTCCACCTAATGATGTCTTAAGATTGTTGACCGACCTAGTGGCACCACTACTGTCAACGCTTATTTTTAGATTTACTACTTCTGTTGCCATTCGTTAAACTCTTACTCCTCTTGTTCTCCTGTTTGTGTACAGTCTGGACATAGTGTTGGTCTAACTCTTGTAATATGGCAATAAATTCTTCCTGATCCTTGATACCTGCCCATTTACAAAATCCAACCATAGCAGAGAATGGAATAAGTCCAATTCCGCCAAATGTATTTAACCTATCACTGGATAGAATGTTGAATGCTGAAACATACATATCCAAATGCTTTGAATATGTTGGCGCCTTGTTGGCAACTTCTGGTATTTCAGAATGTGGACCCCAAATAGCCAACCATTCAAATAGGGTCTTTAACTCTTTTTTTTGGCGTTCTCTGAGTTCTGTTTTTTAGAGGCCAGTTTCATTGCCTCAGCATCAAGCCAATTTCTAAATTGTTCATAGTTGGTTATCATATCTTTGGCCACGTCTGTGTTGTAAGACACATTGGCACCTTTGTCAGATACATTCTCCCAATCTAGTAGAACAGTGTGTGCTTTGACTTCTGATTCTATTTCAATTACTCTTCTCGCTGTCAGTTGATCTAATCCACCACCCTGTATCTCACTCATTTTGAACATCTCTAATGTTTTGTTCTTGAATGCGATATTGTTTGCTGGTGCGATCAAGAAACGACTGCCGTCATTCTCAATCCATTCCGCTTGAACCTTGGGGTCTAGGGAACCGAACTTGTTTGTGAAATCCATTGGTATTTCCTTTAAGTTAGTTTTATTTGTTATATGTATTTATTATGCTTCGTTCTTGACTAATTTGCAAGTGAATACATCTGAACCAACAGTTGCCTTGACTGCTTGGAATTCAATTTCCATTAACACGTCTTCATCATTACCACCTGCTAAAACTTGAGTAGATGTGATTACCACTTCTGGAAGATAGAATCTGTAATTGCTCGCACTTGAACCAACCTGTAACAGTAAGCCAAATTTCGTTGTGTTGATGTAATTGTTGTAGAATGTTATGTCTGTTGCATAAACTGTCATTGAACCTGTGACTGTGAATCTACCTGATCCAATACCAGCCAAGTCCGCTGAACCTATTTGTGTTTGTGGTCTTAAACCATTGTCAATTGACAATGAGAATGCCGTGGCTTTCGCCGAACCTGGTAAATTACCATAGTCTGCGTATGTCACTGAATTTGCACTTGCGTCAAATTTGACTGTTGTGTCTGAGTCAACTGTTGTGTATGGTGTTGTCTCTGTTGCGTCATCAGTTGCTGTCAAACTCGCTGATGTCGTCATTGCATTCACTTTAGAACCCATAAAGCCAACAGTACCTGTCACGAATGAACCTGACTCTGCTGTAAGTTCTAGTGTGCTTGGAACCATACCACCAAATTTTTGGAATAAATTTGTTGATGCTCCATCACTTGTTTTCTTTTCAATAGTGAAACTTGACTGTGTCGTGCCGTTGAAAGTATCTGCGTTATCAACAAGACCTACTGCGACATTACCTTGTGCCGCACCAAATAAACCTTGTAATATGACATCAGTTGGGTGATCATCTTTGAATTCAAATTCAATCTCACCTTCAGCCTGTGAAGATACTTTGTTTAGATCTGATACATTTCTTGTTGAATCAATTTCGTCTGAAGCAATAGTTGATATTGCTGGAACCAATGATTCTGATGTCACTCTTAAAGTGGCAACATTGCCTGATGCTGTGCCTAAAGCACTTTCACCGCTAATTAAAATTTCTGTTAAACTTGCACTTTGTATTGTCATAATTGTTTCTCCTAATATATTTATGATTGATGTCTATGATACGGAATATCAATATTCAGTTGATAAAAGTTGTCTGTATCTCCGGTTCCTGTTTGTTCACCAATCACAGTCATAGATCCTGCTCTTGTTGTAATGTCGTCAAATTGCACTATATGGAATATAGTTCTTATTGATTCTGCTAAAACACGGGCTCGTTGTGTGCCAGTACCTGTTTTAACAAATACTTGGACACTTATGATTCCTTCTTGTCTTGTAAATTTTGTTCCTAGTTCTGCTTGTTGGCTGTCATTGGTCAGTATGGTTAATCTCACCCATTCTGACAAATTCTGTTCATTGTCCACTGACGTGCCTGCACTGTCTACCAATCCCAATACATTGTCAAATTGTACATATACATCTGATAGGTTATCTAACAGTCTCTTTTCTATGCTGGATCTTTCTGCTTGGTATGTCATTATCTTGTGGCCTTTCTAACTATGCTGTTGGCTCCTGATCGCATAGATTGAACTGCCTGTGCGGCCATCTTGGCTGGTCTGTTTTTTGAAGTTCCATTCTCTACAAATCCTCCATAACCAACATTGTTATCTATAGATGACTTTGTTCCAAAATTAGATGGATTTGTCGTCCAACTGCTTTTTAATTTTCCTGTGTCTACAGGTGTTTTTGATCTGGCTAATTTTGCACCTTCGTCCACGAATCCACGTTGAACTTGATTCATAAGTTTATCAATTCTTTTCAGTGCCTGTGGTATAGTCAAAGCCATTATATCTTAAATCCTTTTCTCCAACTTTTTACTGCCCAATATGCCGGGCTCAAAGTCTTTTGTCCTTTCACATCATCTAACACTGCACCCATCCTGGCCATAAAACTCTTTCTTCTGGCTGGATTGTCTCTTTTTATCTTGGCACCGCGTTGTCCAAATGTAACTTTATTTACATTTCCTGTGCTTTTGTTCCGTACATAAACACCAAACTTCTTGCTCTCACCTGAGCCCAATCTGAATGGTTTGTTCAATGCTACTGTTCTACTTTGATATTTTGCCATTTTTCTTGCCTTTCCGTTTCTTTGGTTGTGGTATAACCAATCGTTCTATGCCTTCACACAAACGGTCTAACAAACCACAAAATTTCAATATCTGTCTATCTAACCACATCTTATAATCCTAGGCTGACAGCGAACCAATATATCAATAACCAAAACAATGCTATCATTATCATCCACTTGATCATCTGCCCTGTCCCTTGTATTTCTTATAACTTCTTCTCTTTGACTTGTTCATCATAGCCTTTGAGTGTTTACCACCACCAATGCTGGTCTTCTTCTTGGTGTATTCGTGTATCACTTGTTCTTTGACTTTAGCCATTTAAACCTTTTCTAATCTTTGTGAGCAATTTGAGATCCTGTTGTATCAACACTGGCACCGGAGTTGAATGTCCTCCATAGCATCTGTGAGAATACAACCATTCTTCATCTTGCCTCTGTTCGTTCATTGTGTGATGTAGGTTGCATAATTGTCTACCACTTGCATTCTTGTGGATCCACATCCTAGCAACATAGTCACCCAATGGTTTGACGTTAGTTGTTCCTTGCCATCTTGCTACATCTATCTTTTGTTTTGACCAATATGCCTTTGACCAAGGACACACTGCGACAATTGAAGCAAAATATTCAGTCCAATTAACCTCTTCTTTTCTTACCGCCTCTTTTTCCACCACGTTTTTTCTTTTTACTCATTCTCGCCATCTTCTGACCCTCCTTGTTTTAATTGGACCACTTCACATTGTA